ATATGTTCCTTCCGAACCGAGAAATTTCTTCTTGAATAATGGTTTGCATCTGAGTAAGTTCTCTTGCTTGAAGAGATCTACCGGAATTGAACAATATTTTATGATAGCCGTCAGAGTCAACCCAATCGTCACGATAGGTGGTTGATAGAGTAGTGCTATTAAATGTATTTGGCATGACTTATCCTAGAAAGTGATAACTATTTTTATATCTTCGGTTTGGTTTATGTCCCTTTGAATAGGAGAGATATTATCTATGTATAATAGTTCCCCAGAGAAAATATCAATTGCGGGATCTGTTTGATTAGCAGGAGAAGAAGATACGGCACCACTCAAAACAAATTGAGAAGTGCTTTGTGTAACAGTCTCCCCCTGTTGAAAGGTTCCGTATCCTGTCTCGGGTGTTTGATGGTAATATAAGTTATTGGTAGCAGCATCGTAAAAATCTAGAATTCCTTTTGCATTACTATTACCACCAGTAATTTCATTGTCTTCAACTACTGATCCAGTTACCGATATCGTTTGCAAAGCACGGTTTGCTTTTGAAGTGTTTCCTGTAAAAGCATCAGATGAATTGTATTTTGATGGATCTCTTATTAAAAGAACTTGTCGAAAATCGTTTTCTGTTAATAACGTATCGAACTCATCGTTCTCAAAATCTGTGGTTACAATAATTGAGTTTGCTCTGAGAGTATTAACAGGATCTGTTTCTACTCCTGCTCTTGGTCCGATAACTGCTCTTAAAGTAGCGTCTTCGGTAGGAGTTTGAGAATCGTCTAATGCAATAGAAGCAAAATCATAATCTTTCCCAAAATTAGTAATTCTAACATATTTTATTACACCACCAACAGTATCGACTGTTGCGGTTGCTCCGGTGCCATTTCCTAATATGGTAGCAGTAGGTCCACTGCTTGAATAACCAGCACCACCATCATCGACTTTAATAGTCAATATTTGTCCAGCAGTACCATCAGTTGATCCTGGGTTAGGTTGGTTGCTTCCCAATTGTTGTATTTGATATTGTTGCGTTTGAACATCACCATCAGAAGGATCTATTGTAAAGGTGGTGACTGGCATATAATTTAAGGTAAGGAACCTATTGATTGCTACCTGACTCAAGGTGAATAAATGCCGCCATATGTATCCGGTTTCACAAAACGCATCAGCAGTTTCAAGTTCGTTTTCATTTGCTTCGATCGGATTGTTAATATACCCAGCACCGCTATTTAGTGCAGCAACGGTAGGTTCAACGGTACTATCTTGGACAACGCCAGCAGCATTAACACCTTGTTGGATGCACAGAAACACCTCATAGTTACTATTCATTACGTAAGGAAGTACTGTTTGGTTGTTATCATCATACGATGGGTAAATTGTATCGGATGACCAATCTTGTCTTGTAACTGCGGCAGAAACGCCAGTAGCAATTTTAACGTGTTGACAAGCAGATCGAGCAGACCTTCCGTATTCAAAGTCTTGACGAGGTTGTTCAGGAATATCGCCAACACCGGGCCAAGGGGAGGATCTTCCCAGACCAATATAAAGACCAGTATTAAAAGTGTTATCGGTGTCTTTAATAAGTTGGTTGATAAATTGTCTTGTTACGACTGCCATTAAATGTTTCCTTTATATCCCATTATTTATAGCGTTGTTGTTTCAATAGCATCAACAGTAATTGCTGTTAAATCTTTACCTAATTTGTTTTCACGAATCGTCGAAACAAATCCCTGATTAGAAGGAACAGCAGAAATTTTTATTTCAATTGCGTTTGCACCGGAAGGTTTAAATCCGGAGAGGTTGACTACTCCTGTTGCTGGATTATAATTTCCGATGTTATCAACTATAACTCTACCGCTAGTAGTAGAAATAACTTGCAAAATTTCAGAACCGAGTTTGTTTCTGACAACACAAGATAGTCCGGGTGGATAGTTAAATTCTGTTGACTGAACAATATAAACAACAGAAGAAGGAGATTCAAGTACAGTAGGAAAGACTATCTGATATGCTTTTTCTTCGCCTAGACTAGGATTGAATCTTCGCTGAACTTTAATGGTTGCCTGACTTGAAAGGACACCAGGATCTGCGGCATCTATTAAAGTCAATAAATTTGAACGTCTAAATGTTTCACTAAATTCATCAGTAACCGTATCGAGATAAGAACCGACTACTCCTTCAATAGCAGATTCTATCGCGGGTATGGTAGAATAAGAAGACAACGTTTGGTTATATTGAAACGAAACAGCAACCTCAATAAATGTTACAACTGGTTCGACAAAATCAACATCAAACGATGCAACTGAAAGGTTTTTGACTAGACTCCGAATAGATGCTTTGAAAGATTCATCAGGTGATGGTGTTATAGAAACATATACTGTTCCAAACTTAGGTGGCAAATTTTCTTCACCGCCCCAAGCAAGGATATCATTAATTTTGTTAGAAAAATTTCTTCTTATGAGCGCGGCATAATCGTCTGATGTGACCATTCTATTTTGCGAGGCATAAAGAAAGGGTGCTGATTTACGAATAGATTCTATGCTTTCTTTATTAGCACCATTAGATGAATTAGAAATTGTAATAGGTATAATAGAAATATTTGCCCCTGCTCCATTGGGTATTGTAGCAGTTGTGGTAAATGTTCTAGCACCGTTAGCATCTTTTCCAGCAGTAGAATTATAGGTAACTACAATTTTATCACCGGCAAGAGGAATCTCCCCTAATCCTGCTCCATTACCGAAAGCAAGTTCATAGTATCCGTTAGGAGTTTCTTTGATAACATAAATTCTAGATGATTCGTTAATTTCAGATACAGTACTCACATTATAAAATGCTTTATTCGTTGCACCAACACCAACAGTAACCGTGCTAATATCCATGTCCTGATTAGGAATAACATAGGTATCGGTTTCGCTGTAAGGACCAGCAATAAACGTTTTTTGTTTTTCTGTTCCTTCTCGAACAATTACATTTTCCCATGTGTACGAATATGGATCAGATCCTTTTTTGAATGCTGTATATTCTTCTGTTGTTTCAAAGGTGTATGTAATATCTTCGACAGTAGTTGTGAATTTAGTACCAGAAGGCAATGCAAGAATATTGGAAGATGCAGCAGATCCCTGTGCAGTAACATTGATTAAAGCAGTCGAAGACACTTTCGAATTAGGAATGTAACCGATAGCAGTTGAAAGACCAATTACCGATGAACGCAACTGAGCAGTACTGAGAAAGGATTCGTTAAGAGCAAAGTTAGCAGTGAGAGCATTGTAATGCGTGTTATACGCAAGAACATCCAAAAGATTAGACAACCCTGATGCTTCAAAATTGTAATCAGCAAAATCTGGTTTTTGTTCTAACCATGTTTTTAGATTATTACGAATTGCGTCAAAATCTAAACCTGTGCTGTTAATAGTAGTTGCCATTTATCTTAACCTCGAAACTCCAGTTTCTAATGTGACGTTTTCATCTGTGTTCACGACCCTAAATTCTAATCTGACTTTTAGTTCGTTATTATCAGGATTTACAATTAATTCCAAATCGTTAATTTCTACTCTGGGTTCATACCGAGCAATTGCTCCTTGAACCTGTTCAATAAGGTCTTGCTCAACACCATCGTCTGCTAATTCGAATAACAAACCTCTTAGGTCTGCACCGAAATCAGGTCGAAAAGGTTTTTCAAACCTATTACATTGAAGAAGATTTCTAACTGCTTGTTTCACTGCTGCCGCATCTTTCTTCTTAAATATATCACCCGTGCTAGTATTAACAGCAAAACTTAAATCAATATCCGAGTAAAGACGATCACGACTCGTATTGAGTGATGCACCCTGTAAATCGCCGTCTTCTGTTGAAAGTATCTTTGCCATGCAATTTATTTATAATAGAAGTTCGACCAACTCGTTTGATGATTGCAGATTAGTATTAAAAGTTGTCTCTATTCTTCTTAAAAACTGGATATCAAAGGATTCTGGGACAGTTGGCATCACAACAACGATTTGACATGATGGTATACCAGAAGGATCGTATGTATCGTAATCCAATATAAGTTTATCGTAGTCACAGTAATCTTTCCAATATACTGCCAAATCATAAGTCTTCGAATAATCTACCTCGCCTTTTGTGTTGATTACTTTATATACAATTGCTTTTCCTGTTTGCCTATAATCATTTATTCCATCAGGAGTAACCGATTCATTTATAGCAGGGACATATATTCCTTCTGAAACAATAATTCTAAAATCATCAAAATCTGAGTTAGCAGTAGTCTTTTTTAATAATTCTGCATGGAGATACAGATTACGTGCAATTTGTTTTTTATCTGCTGATACTCTTTCAAATTGGTTTCTGCTACCTCTAGCACCAAGAAATTTAGCAACAGAAATCCCCTGAGCAAGAACTGTTTTATTAGTAATATCGCTTGCAAAATTAGGATTGTAAGATGGGTCTACAAGATATATACTCATATGAAAAACCTTTTACTCTTCAAATCGGCAGGGTTATTACCTAATGATTTGATCCCGAATTTTTTACTTTTCTTTCTACTAGAAGTTCTGCCGATTTCGCCATCCGTTGCTTTTGCGTAATCAGATGACAACAACCCAGCAGCAACTAAATTGCCAGTAAATTTATTGTTATTATAATTTGCTTCGTCTCTTAGTTTAGATCGTATTTCTTCTATGGTAGGATCGCGATCAAACAAATTATCGTAGTCATCAGTCTTTAATATTTTTGCTACCAATGAATTGGGATCATCAACATCAGTATCTATCACAACCTTTCGAATACCAAAATTACTTACTGCTAAGTGAGGAACGATAAGTTCACTCGTCGGTTCTGGAGCATCCGGAGGTGTTTCGATGAACGGGAAAATGGTTTCGTATTTAATCGGGTCTTTTGCAAAAGGCGAAGGACCTGTTTCTGCGTTTGCTTTCTGTGCTTGTCCTGCTTCATCTGCCCATTTAGCATGATGAGATGTTCCTGCTTTATTAGCAAAATCAGAGGTGATTGCCTCTGCCGCTCTACCAACCAGAGTTCCGTAAAAGGATGTACCACCGTTTCCTGCACCATCGGGGGGACCCGAATATGCTTTGCCGTAGTGATCAACCAATGTCCCTCCGATAGTTCCCTTGGTACCAAGGACTGATATAATTAACCCTGTAATATTGGTTACCTTCGAAGATGCTGCCCATTCTGTTTCCGCAGTAGTGACAAGGGATTTTCCAGAAGTGATTTCCACGTCTCCTTGTGTCCAACTTCTTAGATTTCCTTTCGAAAATTGATCGGTGTTACCCAAAACAATTGCGCTTGAATTTTTAACAACTTTGGTACTCTTCGAACCTTTAATTACTTTGTTCTCATTCTTATCAACTTCTTTGATGTAACTTCCATGTACTGCAATATCTTTATTTCCAGCAACATCTAAACTATAATTACCATCAACCGTTACATTATAGTCACCGGTAACACGAACGTTTAGATTTCCTTTGTATACAAGATTACCTTCGCCTTCTACGATTACAGTATGATCGCCACCAGTAACTTCAACTTTTTTATTAACTGCTGAAAATAATATTGAACCGTCAGCACGTAATTCTAATCCAGAACCAGAACGATGTTTCATAATCATTCTTTCACCACCGGGTGTATCGTCTATCTCCCAAGAATGACCAGACAAAGTTTGTTCTACTTGGTTGTATGGATACTGTGAAGGTTTCTGGTCTGGAAGATCAATAGACACTCCAATATCGCCACCACTATTATATAATTTAGAAGTAGTCTCGCCTTTGGCAGATTTATTAGTTGAAGATCCAAAAAAATAATCTTGTTTAGGATACTCTCCGCTCGCGTCACTAAAACCGGTTCTTGATATCCCTTGTGTTTCTTCGGTTCCTTCTCCGATGACCTTGATACGTTTTGTTATGTTATCTTTTTTGGTTGTCATTTTGGCAACTCTGCTGTTATTAATTCACTGGGAGTAAAAGGTCCACGAGATGACGGATCATCAAAGAGACTTTTCTTATTGAATAGATCCTCTACATAATCTCTTACATCGAATCCCGGATCTTGCTCTTCTGGATCTATATCGTTATGACCCAGTATTTGACCACCAGGAAAACGATTATAAAATGCCTGACAAAATTCTCGAAAGGTATTCATCTGAGATAAGGTTATTGATGTTGCGCTTCTGTACGAAGTGGGAAACTCTGTTCCAGAAGGCGCATTTATTCCGCCTACAAAAACAATTCCTATACTGTACTCATCATGTCCGTTTATTTCCGAATGTTCACCCTTAATGTTAACTGATCTTCCTCTTTGTAAACTTCCATCTCTACGTATCACATAGTGGTATCCAATACCTCTTCCTATGCCCAATTTAATATGAGTCTTATTTATTTCTTCTGAACCGATGTTTTTATTAGAGTAAGTATCTGACCAATGTACAACAAGTTCAGTAACCTCTCTATTAACCTTTTTAAATTCTGCTTCTAATTCTTCAACAGAAGACACATAAGTGTATACCGCTGTTGATGGGTCTGCGGTATTGTCAGTTGATGATGATTGCATATCAAAAGGATCCGCAAAAGCAGACTCTTCATTTTCTACCAAAACTGTTCCTGCAATAGTCGTATCAAGGTCGTCTAAACTAGCATTAATTTCATCAACGCTTTTACCTGATGCTTTGGCAATTTCATCGACTGCTTGGTCTCTTTCTTCTTTTGTTCCCTGAGTCAATCTTAGTATTTCGTCTCGTTTCTCAGCAGACAATGTCGGAGCAAGTTCTTGAATTCTGTTGTTTCCTGCGTTTGACATTCTTTCAACTGCACCTTGAAGAACGCCAGTAGAAGATCCCCCTAGAAGAGATTTCACGCTAAGTCCGTAACCGAGTTTTCCTTGTGTGAGTTCACCAAGTTTTTTATCTACACCGCCGAGAACAGCATCTTTTACAATGCTTCCCAGTTTACCTGTTTGTTCAGAAAAATCATTTCCTAATTTATCAGTATCGATACCGATACCTTTTGTTATTTTATTTTCTACGCTAGTAACAGCACTTGATACGGAACCTTTGAGATCATCACCTAAACCCTGCAACTTGGTTTGTGCATCTGATATTCCGCCCAGATCACCTGCTAAATTCTTACCAACATCACCCGGCGTTGCTGCTGGGTTAACTGGAAGCGTCCCACCGACAACATCTCCAACAGCACCTTCAATTTCTGCCGCAGCAGTATCAGCAATAGCATTTGCTTCAGCAGTAAGTTCATTTAATTTATCTACTGATGGAAATGCTCCTACACCATCTTTTATTTTTTCTAAAAGACTGGGTTGACCTTTTGGCATTACGTTGCCAGATATTTTTTGTACATATCCGCTAAAAACATTTAACCCAGAAATTTTAGAAAGAGTGGCATTGATAGACGAATCGATTAATGCAGCAGGGTTTGCGGATGATTGTTCTAATCGAACATTGCCATCAGAATCAGGTTCGCTCCACGATAAACTTAATTTTATACCCTGTGCTTTTGCTTTGTCTATTTTTTCTTCCCCTGCTAAATTAACAGCATCAGTTAAAGCAGTTAATGAGTCAGTGACCACACCTTCAACGGCACCACCACCAGTTAACTTTCCAGTGACATCAGTAGAAAGAGAACTAATACTTTCTATGCCGCCATTAATTTGTCCAGCAACTTGTCCGACTTTTGTTTCGGTAGCATCAGAGAACGCAGTTTTTAGATCGTTTGCTTTGTCAGTAATTTCTGATTTATAAGCGGCACCACTAGCAGCAACGTTGTTTTTTAAGTTAGACTTAATTGCTTTTTTAGAAAGAGTTTTTTCAACTGTCATGATGTAACCTCTTCGAATGCTGCTTCACATTTTTCTAGCGGATTGTTTAGACTTTTTTTAATATAGTATTTAGTGATAGCATCGCATGCGTCTTTTATGTTCTTGCTCTGTTTAAGTTTTTTATTAGCAAGTCCTTGGGAAGTTCTAAGTTCATAAACCACGAATTGTAATTGTGTTGAATATGTTTTAAAAGTATTCTTTGGATCAAAGAGCGAACCGAATTGTATTAATTTTTGATATCTGTTACCTCTTTTAGTGTCCCACTTACCTATCCCCTCTTCATCGCTATCATCATCAGAAGCATATGTTTCAAAATTAGATGCTGTTTCTAAGTTTCCGGTAATAGCAGCACTCTCCATTGGAGTAAACCCATTGTCGATAAAAAATTTCAATGCTTGACTTCTTCTTCTTGCTACACTTCTTCCTGTTCGAGAGTCATCATCATCTATTTTAATGTTGACAACATTCTGTTGTTTTTCTTGTTCAGTATTAAAAGAGAATTCTTTTTGTCCGTCTCTTCTTTGCACTTCGGTAGGTAATTCAATCCGAGGAAAACTTCCGACTATTAGTGGTAGTTGAGATGATTTACCGTCTAAAAACATGCCGAACACAAAAGCACCCGCTGTCAACTGTGGTATTCTTCCTAAACCAGATATACCACCTTCGGTGTTGGGTATCAAAACTTGTGCCCACGGAAGATCGCTTTCGCTAATATCACCCGTATACTGGTTGTGTACACCATATATCCGAACACGAACTCTACCTTCAAAACCAGGTGGTGGAGTAGCGTTCACTACGGTAGCAACGAACCAACGAATATCATCACCGTAATATTCTCTCGGTAAAGAGTTAGGAAAAATCACGAGATTGCCTCTGGTAGTCTGTTGAGTTTAGTCATCTCGCACGTTATGAGATGCTTGGTTTCTCGGAAAACGTGTTTAGTTCTATAAACAAGATAATCACCTGTCCAACGATTGTCGTAAATTTTTTCTGTGCCTTCTTCTGACGATAAAACATTTAAACGGCATCTGTCTCCCACTGTTGCTTTTGATATGAGAAAGGCAATCCCAGGAACAACAATGGTAATCATGTTACTCAATAATGCTTGACGTATTATATTGTTCTTAATTTTAAGCGAAAAGTCAGCATTAGATATGTCATCGTGGTATGTTCTATAATCCGGATACATATTTGACGAAGTAACCTGATGCCAATAGATTGAGTTGAAGTCTTCTATTGCACGATCTTGGATCTGTTGGTTTTCATCATAAACATCTTGTACAGCAGAAGGGTCTAAGATTTCGTTTGCTTGCATATTTTCCAATACATTTTTAATAGTAATTTTAGATCTGTAAGAGATACCAGTTGCAACATCGGTATTGGTATAGAAACTACCATAAACACCTTCTTCTACTTGCGTAAGACTGTCTACTGGGGAACCGAAATCTATATGAGACACAGTAGTAGAAGCACTGGCAGGATCTAAACTAGTTGACGCATTAGTTGCTGCTTGTGAGAATGTGTATGGAATCTTTTTATTAAATGCTTCTTGAACTAACATTGCATCTAAATCACCTAACCGTAAATTATTATCATGTATAGAAGAATATAAAAAGAAAGGGGATCCAAACTGAGTAGTTGTTCTATCAACTAAAACCTCACATGCTTCGAGGGGTGTTAAATACGGTACAATGTACTTTCTTTCACCTTGGGCACTAATACTGTTTGTTAAATAAGAGAGGTCAACTGTTTTATTCAATTCACTATTTAAAATCTGTGTAATAGTTCTTTCAAGTGATCCTGTATATGCTCTGCTAAAAGGTTTTAATGCGCTAACGTATGCATGAGGTTCTATCATCTCAAAATTGTAAGTCGATGAAGTATCATTCACTTTAACAGTTTTAGTTAATGCATATAATAAAAATGTTTTATCAATAATAGATTCGGAATTTTCTTCTGCTCCTGAAATTCGGAGAGTTAAATATTCAGTTCCTTTGAATGATATTTTACTAAAAATTCCTGTATCATCTGTTATAATGACAGAACCCGTTAACCACGCAGACTCTAAATCTTCATAGATGATTATTTCGAAGATATTACCACTAACTTCAATTTCCTTTTCTAGAAATCTGTCAGCAGTAATAAAAGCTTCAACAATTTTATATTGTTGGTCTTGTCCCGCCATAATTAACCTTTAACCAGTCGCTGGAACTCAGAAGTAATCCTTGAAATCAAACCGGGTCTAATTACTCTAATTCTAGCAGCATCCTCATTGGATTTTTTGAGGTATTCATAATTTGTAACTACCGCACTTAATCCGGGAACACCAATATCAATATTACCACCATCTGGATAAGGTCCAGGAGAAATGTCCACTCCATCTACAATGTCGGTTGGGTAATCTGGATCTAACCATTCACCAGTGCTACTTTCATAATGGTGAAGAGCATTAGGTTCTATTACTAACCCTGTTGCGGTAACCGTGCTGACTTCGTCTTGTGTTTTGAATTCTGTAATATCAGGAACTAACAAATGAAACTCTTTTCCGTTTCGAACTTCATCTTTAACAATCACTTGCCCATAATCGTGGTTTCTATAAACATCTAGACCACCCCAGATATTAACGGTTTCATTAATAAAAGGTTGACTTGCCGGTTTATCGATAGTAATAACGGTTGGGGTTAGATTAGTTATCTTACTTCCTGATTGGATACCGGTTCCTGTTACATAGTCACCTATTCTTGCATCTATTGTAGAATAATCGTTGACATACAAATCTTTTGCGGCACCACCCCAAAAGGTAAATGTGGTTGGTTGAGTGCCATCAACAATTTCATAGTCATCTTCTGTAACGTTAGACAAAGTGATAATGTTATTGATTCGATCGATAGCAGTAACGGTAGTCCCTACTGGTATAAACAACCCCGAGATATTCATACCTTCAACGATTCCAGTTGTAGTCGTAATAGGTATTTGATTATCAGGCAGAGGATCGTCTCCACTAGTTCCTATTGCTACCGTTGAAGTAAATGTACTAGCTTCCGTTCCTGAATTTGTTGTCGAACCCAAAGAATATTTCCATTTACTGTTCTCAGTGAACAAGTTGAAATCTGCAACAGTTACCGGATAGAAAATAGCACCATCATATCGTTTGACAGCAAAACTTTCGAATCTATTTTGATCTAATGGCCATCCGGTTTCTCTTAAAATAGGGTTCATCAAAAAGAAGGTCCAATAATTATCGGTGGTCCCATAGATCTTCTCTGATAATGTATCCGGACGCTCTCCGTCTTTTATATAATAATAATCATAGAATGATACGAGATCATCGATCTGATCTAAAAGATCTACGTAAATAGAAAGATCTTCAATAAAGACTCTTGTTGACTCGTCTTCATTACCAAATCGATACTCAACTAATGAGAAGTTTTTAAAATAAGACATTAGTATCCTTGATTCACGAGTTTTCGGGTTAGTGCTTTGCTTTCTGAGAAAGCAAGTTGAATAGAAACATCGCTGGGATACCCATCGGAGTGGAATCCCATACCGTTCTCGTTATAAGTAGTTGTAACAGTTGTCAGATATGCGTCAAGAAATTTGTTCCCGACACGTTTACCTTTATAAGTAGTGGTTATTTCAAAAGGGTCTGGGAATTTATATCCAAGGGACACTTCTGCTCCGCCAATGGTACCTGTAATTTCATCAGGGTATAATTGATATCGGAAAAATTCTACTATTTTTTGAATTTCTATTGCTTCGTCTTGCGATTGTGCAATCAACCTGAATGTAAATGGTATTGTCCGAACAGGAACACTTTCTAACAACATTCTTAAATTAGGATTAGCAGTAACCCTAGTTGCGGATTTAACTCCTGCTGATATTTCTTGTGTTCCAAATGTTTCGGCAGTTCGAGTCAATGCTAGTGCTGCTGCATCTTTATCGATTCCTGCGCTATTAAAAAGACTTGTAAACGAATCGATGCCTTGTGTTAATCCTGCACCAATTGCTTTAATAGCAGAACCACCATTTTGCAAACCTGCTTCAACACCAGCACCCATTGTGCCAAGAGTAGCACCAGTATATTGAACGGCATCTGACACTACATGACTAGTAGGAAGATACAAAGTTACATCTCCTCCATACTTTTTTTGTGCTGCTGGATTTTCGTAACTATTTTGTGCCGATCCTTTTAATTTTTGTGCGCTTTTATTTGCTAACTCAGTTCTTTTCTTAATTTCATTAGGATTGCTAGACACTACTTTGTCAATTTTGTTATCTAATTTAGATATGCTGTCTGAACTTAATATGTTGTCCACGAAATTTAAATTTGAGAGTGATGCTCCTGTTAACGCAGACAATTCTACGATGCGAAATCTAACCTGCCCCTGATAGAGATCTTGATCTCTTTTGGGGTAACGTAACTTGTCTTTTTTGTTAGTATTAAGAGAAGCAGTCTGAGATGCACTAACAGCAGGAGGTGTGGAAGATTTTGCAGAAATAGTTCTGTTCTGTGATTCCGTTTCGCGTTGTTGTTGCCTCAGATTTTCTTTTTCTTTCTGTGCACGTTTTTTTAATGTTCCACGAGTTGGCATCTATCTTTCCATCTAAATAGGATTTAATATTCTTTTATTTATAGCGATTATATGGCGTATTCTGGTAAGTATAGGATTAAAAATCAAAGCAAATATAAAGGTGACCATACCAAAGTTATATATCGTTCTTTGTGGGAAAAAAGTTGCATGATGTACTTTGATTCATCTAATGATGTTAAATCATGGTCTAGTGAAGAAACTGTTATTCCTTATATTTACGATGTCGATAAAAGGTATCATCGTTATTTTATGGATTTTAAAGTAACATGGAAAAACGGCAAGACCAGTTTAATCGAGGTAAAACCAAATAAAGAAACAACGCCGCCAAAGAAAATAAATGTGCGTAATAAAAGATATATGACAGAAGCATTAACTTACGTTAAAAATATGAATAAATGGGAAGCAGCAAATAATTATGCGAAGGATCGAGGGTGGAAATTCGAGATATGGACTGAAAACGAATTATACGAAAAAGGTGTTATGAAAAAACCTTTAAAAAAGTTAAAACCTTTAAAACCTTATTCTAGAAAAAAGACTAAATAAGATCATGAGCAATCTTTTTAAAACAGTAGAACAGGAAGCATTCCGTGCAGGAATAACACCCCGCACTCGTCAGTCTCGTGACTGGTTCCGCAAGAAAGTGTCGAATATGAGCGTAAATAGGCGCAATTTAATGCGTGAAGAAGAAATAATTCTAAGGAATCGTGGCGGTGTTGGCGGCATGTATATGTTTTTTTATGACCCTAAGACCAAAGACACTTTGCCGTATTGGGACAACTTTCCATTGATCATATTTGTTGAAGGTACTAAGGGTGGGTTCTATGGTGTGAATTTACACTATCTCCCAATGACATTGAGAGCAAAATTTCTAGACGGGTTAATGGACCAAACTAACAACGAGAAATTCGACGAGTCTACTAGATTTGAGTTATCGTATAGTTATCTTAAATCAGCAGCAAAACTTAAATACTTCAAACCTTGTTTTAAGAAATATTTGACTTCTCGTGTAGAGGGGCAACTTGCTTATGTTCCAGCACCGGAGTGGGAAATTGCAACCTTTTTACCAACGCAACAATTTTCAGGATCAAGTCAAAGTAAAGTTTGGAGTGATTCAAGGGATAAGATATGACAAATAGTGTAGATCAACTGTTAGGAGAGGTTATAGCAAAAGGTGGTGTTGCCAAATCAAATTTATGGCAAGTCACTTTACCGTCTCTTGGTATATACGACACGAACAGTATAAATTTAATATGCACCGAAACCTCTACTCCTGGTAGAAATATAAATCAGACTGAATTGCAGATCGGTTTAAATAGAAAACAGATTGCTAACGGTTTTGGCATTGTAAATGTACCAATGACATTTTATGTTTTGAACGATCCGTATATTTTAGACTATTTTGAACAATGGCAAAACTTATGTATCAACCAACAAACTTACGAAGTTGGTTATTACACAGAATATACTTTCCCTATAAAAATCGCAATATTGAAAAAGGGATTTTCTTTACCTCTTCTAAAAAAAGAATTTCCGGTACCTTTACCTACATCAGTAAAGAACCGTTTACCTAGAATAGGTCCATTGAATTTAGCACAAGGTCAATTAGACCTTAATCTGGCAACAGACGATAAAATATTATACGAATATGAATTGATAGATGCGTACCCTTCCGCTTTTACGGGAATGGCGTTAGTTAACGATGTTGATGCAGAGTTACTAAAACTGTCAGTAGAATTTACGTACAGGGATTGGAGATCTTCTTCAAGTGCAGAAAAAGGCGAAAATATTTTCGGTGAAATTTTAGACAATCTTACCGGTGGACTATTTAATAAATTAGGAATTTAATTATGGCGTTACCAAAACTTAATGATACCCCAAAATACAGTATTGTGGTCCCTTCAACAAATAAGAAAGTCCGATTCAGACCTTATTTGGTAAAAGAAGAAAAAGTATTGTTAATGGCAGTTGAAACAGGTGATCAAAAAAATATCATTGAAGCAGTAGTAGACACTATTGCGTCTTGTGTTTATGACAAGTTGAACACCGAAGATTTGACTACTTTTGACGTAGAATTTTTATTCACTCAAATCAGGTCGAAGTCATCAGGAGAAACCGTTCCGCTTTTATTAAAATGTAGTGAGTGCGAAGTTCCTAATGAAACATCGGTAAGATTAGATGAGTTAAAAATAAAGGTACCAAAAAAGAAAAGTGTGGTTGAATTAAACGACCAAGTTTCTATGGAGTTACGATATCCACCTTATTCAATATTAACAGATTTTGATTTTGAAGATGAATCATCAGAAGCAACCAGAACATTTAAGTTAGCAGGACGATGCATTAAAGCAGTGTTTTATGATGATGAACGTATTGCAAACGAAGATATTACAGAAGATGAGATGCAAGAGTTTTTAGAATCTATGACCACAGAGCAATTCAAAGAGTTATCGGATTATATTGAGAGTATGCCAAAACTTTCGCACACAATGAAGTTTGATTGTGTAAGTTGCTCGCATAGCAATGAAATAGTATTGGAGGGTATGCAAAGTTTTTTTTAGTTTCCCTTTCTCATGATACGTTAGTGAACCATTACAAGACGAATTTTGAGTTAGTGTACGCAGACAAATACTCTTTATCAGAACTTGATGATATGCTACCTTGGGAAAGGGAAATTTATGTTACAATGCTTACTCAAAGAATAAAAGAAGAGAACGAGAAGAGAAAAAATGGCAATCGCTGATGCAACAGAAAGTTTAAACTTTACTAATCCTACGGTATTACAAATTAATAACCGTATAGGCATTATTAAAGAAAACGTCGAAGAAGAATTGATTCCTATTCTGAGAAGTATTGACAAACACTTCGAAAAGTTAACCAAAGCATTGGCATTTAATGCTTTGGAGAATACTGATGAAAAGGATAAAACAAATGATGATGGTCCTAAAACACCAGAGGTAGAAGACACCCCGAGTTTCTTTGATAAACTTAAAGACTTTTTTACTCAACTAGGTAAAGCACTTATAAGGTTTGTAGGTATTATACTTCCTGCTATCATTGCTGCATTGGGTTTATCCAACATCGGATTTACAGGAAAAGAATTTGCCATGCTTAAAACTATCAGAGCATTTTTCTCTGGTGGATGGTGGGCAGAAAAACTGAGCAAATTAGCAACGATGTTCAGAGAAAATAAAACTGTAATAGCAATTAAAGAGTTTTTCAGTTCAGGACGAATTGGTACAATTATTGATGATGCTATGAAATCAGTTAAAGCATTTTTCTCTATGGAAGGTGATGGTTTAATTGCTAAGGTTTTTAGAGGTCTCAAATCTTTCGGCGGAAAAATTATGGCAGTATTCGGAAAGATAATGTATCCGATCAGTCTGCTTATGTCTGCCTTTGACGGTTTTATGACTGCATCAGCAGATTTTGAAAAGAATGAGAGTATAGTATCTGCCGGTATTAATTTTATAACAGGATTTTTAGCATCTTTTATTGGAACGTTTGTCGATCTAATAAAAGACGGTATTATGTGGTTGATTGGCAAACTACCGTTTGTTGAAGTAGACGAAGAAGGTGCGTTTACTAATTCAATACTTAAATTTATCGATGAGAAAGTAAATGTTACAGAAACATTTCTTAAAATGGGTCAGATATTCAGTGATATCTGGAGTAGTTTTACAACAGCATTAGGTGAGTGGTGGTCAAATTTTAGTCTATGGGATTTTGTTACTGGTGGCAACACTGCAGAAGATCTCAAAGGAATGGTTACGAATGGTGTAACCTATGGTAAACGAGAAGGACAACAAGAAGAATTAGCAGAGGTCGCAGCAGAAAAATCTGATGCATCAGGCGGTGGAATAGTTCAGGTCAACGCACCCACTAATACTACTAATACAACAGATGCCAGCACTTCTAACGTACATGCAGTTGCTGCTAGTGGAAGTAATCCTAAAGGACCAAGGAAACGACAACGTGGAGGCGGTGCATAATGTCACATAGTCCGGGTCATGGTCGTAGTGCCGCAGTTTTTGTGTTATCTTCTTTACCTGCTAATGCCAGAGCAAAAGCAAGTGCTAATCCCAGATCAGTTTTAATATCTGATTTATCTAGTGCTCAACAAGCACAAGCTAACGGCAAAGATAGTGTAGCAATCGTCGATGGCGATACAGTTACGTATCTAGCACCAACGGGTGATTTTCGTGCCGCATATTTTACGGTAAAAGAAGAGAGAGAATCTCAGGGGATATAAAAAGGGACCCGAAGGTCCCTAGTGTTGTTTTACGGCAGTAGCACGGTGGAACAACGATCCTAATCCTCTTCTGCTAACTTAGCAAAATAAGACATTGTGTCATCGTCATCTGATGATGCGACTGAGGGTGCTGGTGCCGACTTCATCACAGGGGAAGGTTCAACCACCGCCGTATCTGCGAAATCGGAAGCAACTGCTTGACCAAGGACCATCAGTAGACGTGCTTCTAGTTCAGCATAAGACTTAAAGTTTTCTGGATCAGAGAACTCATTTAAATCATATGAGGCATCGTATAAAGATTTTAAATAATCTTTATCTTCTGATATTGCTGATGGACTATCAAAAGCAGACTTATCATAGTTACGATATCCTTCGAACTTACGAATTTTAAGTTTAAAGGAGGCACCATCAAAATAATTAAATGGGTTCATAGGTTTTTCATCGTACCCATCACCATTCATTGCGTCCATAATTTTATCATGGATCTTTTTACCATAGGTGAATAACATCACCTTACCTTCGTTTTCGGGATTACCGGGATCGCTCTCAACTAAAACGTTGGACACATAGTGTAGTCTACGCTTTCGTTCCCTAGCAATATCCTTGTCTCGCTCATCTCCGGAATTCCAGAGTTTTGAGTTTGCTTCGGATACCGGATCCTGTTGACCAATCGAAGTCAAAGACTTTTCAATGTACCACTGACCAGTTGGTCCCTTAAACCCGTGATCCCAGTATCGAACCCATGGGAGATCGTTACCTTCAATTGCGGGTAGGAATCGCAAGACGGCATAACCATTTCCTGCTTTATCTACGGTGGGTTTCCATTGACGTTCGTCAACATAGGATTTTGTTGCTTTCTGTTGATCGTTATCACCTGCGGCGGCAACTAATCGGGACAGTTCGTCTGCGCGATCGCGCTTCATTAATGCTTCAAAAGACATATTGTTTTCCTTGTATTGTATTACAGTGTATTTTCAGTGTATTTCACATTATTCATAATATACTAGTATATAGTAGCATAAAAAATTTGATTTGTCAAGATATTATATGGTAGGGGTTATTTTTGAACCTAATCATCAATCTTCTTTTAGGTGCAAATCCAGTTTTAACTAGCAAGTGTGGTTGTCTTGCATTTAACAAAAATGGGGTGTTACTGACATTGGTCAGTTTTACTTCTAAGTCTACATCTTCATGCTTATAATATCCATGAACCAATGCACCAGCAGGTTTAACCTTAACATCAAATGCAGTTTTCAAACTTGCCTCATGATATGTTTTAGCATTAGTTTCGTCAAATCGATAACGATAGACGTTTAAATAATCTATACCTTTATTATCATCTAATGGAAGGTTTAAAGATACACTACAATGCATCGGTTCTTCGTAATCGACTTCTGGCCATGGTTCCCAGAACTCACCGTCTTTATCAATATGAATGGCATTATCTAAACGTGTAGGCAGATGAACACAATTAATAGTCCACCAACTAACCTCTACTTGTTTTTCATCTAACCACGATTGCAATGAAGGCACCCAATCTGTTATTGGATGTTTATCGTTGTTAACGGGCATCCATCTGTATACAGAAAAACCGTGTGATTGCCTATCGCCTATGGTTTCATAAGAAGACATTGCTCTTCTCATACCCCATGCACTTGCTCTTGCTTCCTCTACCCAATTGTTGTCAGGTAGAGATACCGCAAAATGCGTGTTAGGCACAAATGGGTCATTTTTCATGTGACAGTTTAACCGTAAAAGTAATTATGTTATTGAAAGTTACGAAATCTGGTTTTGGTACGTAATGATCTACTGTGTAAGACAGTTTATTATCGTATAGTATTGCATTATCTTTTAATAGACAAGTTAGTATAGGTTTCCTATCTATAATCCAATATGGAAGGTTTAACCTTTTTGTTACATCATACTTATCTATGTCATCCAGATCAAACAAATGTTCTATTAACTGTTGGTCTGTTTTTTTAGAATTTTGATTGAGAATTTCTTTGTTCCTCATGATATGCATATCAACTGCTTCATAAGGATCTTCAATATCTGTCGGAATATCATAAAAGTGTATTTTTGAGTTTTCAACTGCTCCGTTTAACGGAATCAACAGAGTTTTGTTTGCTCTATCACATGAATTTTCTGCCAAATACTCAATAGGAAGAGTTTTGAATTCGTTTACATAACTTAAACATTGAACACCAAAGGCATCGACAGTATATTTATTTTCTTTCACATAATTAGACAATTCTTCGCTGTAATCTGACAACAAAACATTGTGATACCATTTATGCATAGGTATCCACGTTTCTTGGTACAGGTTACACTCATCAAACATGAATTTATCAAGTATTTGATACCTGATTCTATCAATGTTCATATCAACAATCATTCAAGTTCCATACTTCTGTTTTTATTTACCATAAGGTTTAATTTGGTTGCCTCAGCTTCAATTTTAGTCTTGATTGCAGGAGACAAATATTTTTTAACGTCCTGTGGATCAAGACCACTCTCTTCGCATAAATGAAGAACCGCGTCTAAATAACTCATTTGTTTTTCTTTCACAACTTGAACTAACATTTTACCAAATTTCTGTTTGGTGAGCATAAGATTATTTAATTTCATATTTCAAATTCCTTAGTCCAAGTTTGTCCTATATCAGGATAAAAAGTTCCGGGTGTTCTTTTAATCATACCGTCTAAATCGTAAGCAGGTGAGGTGCATACGAATTTAATTTTGTACTCTCGATTTTCACCGTAAAAAAGATCGTTCCAAACACCGGTTTTTAAATATGTCCTCATATTCAAGACGTATGTTTCTGCCGACTGTAATGCCAGTCTTCTATCGGAATCTTTACTTTCATGGTCCTTTTTATTTGCGGAAACATATTTTTTCCACACCTCTAACCACTCTCTCACTTTCTTTTCGCTTAGAAAATGGTCATCGTCCAAATCTGCAAGAGAAGGATGGGTAAGAGGTTCCGTTCCCATTGCTTCTCTCAACTCATTTGCTCTAAGCAACAAAGGTTTGAGATTAGAATTTAGACTATCATAAACCTTTGTTGGCATGAACCCGAGTTTTTCTTGGATATACCCATACTTCGCAAATGATGTCATATACACATCAGGAAGAATTTTAGTTTCTTCGTGTAAATCCCATCCTGAAACTTTACGTATCCATTTTTTAAGACTTGCTACTTGTTCCTTTTCTGATACTTCATAATGAGTAAAATCAGTTACCGCATTATATGCATCAATTTGCTTTTCTTCTGTTTTTGCCTTAGAAAACTTTTCCCAATTTGGTTCAGCAATAAGCGTTTTAACTTTTCTCGGAGCAGATTTTTTTACCTTTGGCATCTATATTCCTCGTTTGCATCTACGATTGCATCTAGCAAAGGTGAACTTTTAGTGATATATCTCAAAGCCGACATGTCTTTCGGCAGACAATGCCCACCGTATCCAAACTTACCGTCTGGTCCTGGAACCTGTGAATGAGATTTACCGATGCGAGGATCAAGTGCGATAGCATCGATCATACCATCGAAACCCTCAAACCCACACTCTTTATAAATGCTATACATCTCATTGAAGAATGTAACTCGGGTTGCTAAGAAACAGTTCTCAACATATTTAGAGAATGCTGCTTGTTCTAATGACAGGTAACGAACTTCTTTCAGTTCAGGCAAAACTGGTTTGAACAACTCGTCCCAGAACCGACAGTCATCACCACCGTAGATCGCAAAAGTTTGTTTCATGAACTCTTCTTCGGTAGATCGATGCATATTAGACGAACCAAGAAACTCGGGCGAGTATGTCAGGTTGTAATGTATATCAAGAATTGAATCCATCGTACCAGACGAGATAATAGCAGTATAGTGAATGTCGGTCAACCACACGGGGTCCACTGCTGACTTGATTAGAAACTTAGTGTCAGCGTTTAGTGTGTAATACTTGTCGAGCACTGCTGCAACGTTAGACGTGTCGCACTGACCGTCAGGAAGAGCAGGTGTCGCAACACAAATAACAACCGCATCAGGAGAATCGATCTGTTCATCTCGATAATAGTTGAAACCCTTTGCAGGATCATCAATAAAGACATCCTGCTCACTAGGCAGTTGTTCTAGTGCATGGTGTACTGCTTGCCCAACGGGACCATAACCCGCAACTACGATTTTCATAGTAATATTCCCAGGCAAAAGTTCTCAGCAACATCTTCAGCATAATTTAATGCCTTGTCAAAACATTCTACCGTTCTAATGAAACGTGACTGTTCATACAGTTCAACCGAATAACCCGATTCACTCTTCATCACGATTGCTTCTTTCCTGCCGTTCTCTGACCAGTGCTTAGAAATTTCTTCGG